CAGCGATGTTTACTATGTCCAAAAAGCTATTGAACAACGCTCTAAGAGTTCTATACCTCTACACGAAATAGAAACTCGTATGCGCCAGCTAGGCTGGATTCCAAAGGAAATTTAAAATGGGAGTTGTATCAAAGGCAGTTAAAGCTGCTAAAGCTGCTGCTAACGCTGCTGCTAAAGCTGCTGACCAAGCAGTTCAAGACAGACTATCCCGCCTGTTAAAAAGTACACTGGATGATGGTAAGAAATTAACGGCTGCTCAAAAAGATTTTTTATCTAATCTAAACCCTAGTGATACTAAATCTAAACTAATGATTGCTCAAATTAAACGAGCAGACAAAAAAATTACTAAAGAATTAACTACAGGTCGTAAGAGTAAACGTGCTCCTTTAGTTAGTGACAAAAGAGCAGGAAGTCGGACTTCAGAAGCATTTCCACTTGAAGACAGTGCAGCAAGTGCTAGTGACCGTACTGGAGCAGCAAAAGTTCTCGCTAATCAAGATTCTGCTGATATCACAGTTTTAGAAGCGGGGCAGAACCAACGCTCCAGGGATAGAGCAAAAGAATTTGTTCGTATCGAACGAATCCCTAAAAATGAAAGAACTGATAACGAACAAACTTTTTATTTAAACTATAAGAAAAAAGAAGAGCGGGATAAAGTTCGAGCACAGCAAGCTGCTGGGCAAACATCTAAAGAAAATCGTAAAAGAAACGCAAAAGAGTTGCCAACAGAAATTGGGAAGATTGTCGATTTAAAAACTGGCGAGATTAAAAATGAAGCAGCTTATGACAACTTAACTGCTAGTCAAAAAGAATTGGTTAAAGGACAATCACGTGTTCCACTAAACCTACGAGAGGAACCTAGCGGTACTAAGTTACAAAAAAATAGAAGAAAACAAATTCGTAGAGAACTAGGCAGTAAACCTAAAATGATGGGTGGTGGTATGGTTGGTAAAAAAGTCCACATGTACGCTGCTGGTGGTTCTGTTACTGACAACAGAAAGAAAAAGTAATGGATGACAAAAAATACCCCGAGTGGGAAAAACTATCCCAAACGGAACGTGAACAGCTAAAAGATTTAGGTATTACTAACAAAAAAGATTATAATTTATTTTTACGTACTCTTGGTACTATGAATACGGAAGATCAGGAAAATAAAAGTATGGGTGTAGTACCTAAACCTAAACCAAAACTTCCAAGCATTAAATCTCCTCCTAAAGAAGTTACTGCCAGTAAAGGCAAGGCAATTACTAAAAAGAAAAAAGCTAAACCTAATGCTATTGCTGTAACATTAGTTATCCCTACCGGTAAAGCTAAGATGGCGAACGGTGGCATGGCTAATAATAAGTCCCATATGTACTCCTGTGGTGGTATGGTTCATGACAAAAGAAAAAAGAAGTAGATGCCTTTAACAACTAAAGGTGCTAAAATAAAAGCTGCCATGCAAAAACAGTACGGCAAGAAAAGAGGTGAAGATGTCTTCTATGCTTCAGCCAACAAAGGAACAATTAAAAACGTGGCGAAAGGCAAAAAGCTTGCGACGGGCGGGGCAGTTGGAAAAAATAGCAAATCGGCGAGCAGTAAAACGAAGAGCAAAAGTAGAGTTAATGAAGCTGGCAACTATACTAAGCCGGGACTCAGAGAACGACTATTTAAAAAATTAAAAGAAAGTAGTAAAGGGGGAAACCCTGGACAGTGGTCAGCACGTAAAGCACAACTACTGGCATCTGAATACAAAAAAGCAGGTGGAGGATACAAGTCGTGAGCCAATGTGAAGATTGCAAATGTGAAAATTGCGAATGCACAGAATGTGAATGTGAGTGTCATAATGAAAAAACCGACGAAGACTAAGAATACTTTTAAACCGTGTGCAGGGTGTAAGACACCTACTGCGTGTCGTAAAGCTAATGCTTGTTTGTTAGGTAAAAAAGGTATTAAACATAAACATTAATCATGGCGTTAAAAAAACCACAGCAAAGTTTAAAGGCATGGACTAAACAGAAGTGGCAAACTTCAGGTGGTCCTGATGTACCCTCTAAAGGTAAGAAAAGATACTTACCCGCTGCCGCATGGAAAGCACTTAGCCCTGCCGAACGTGCAGCTACTAATAAAGCTAAAGCACAGGGTAAGGGACAGTTACCTGCTCAACCTAAAAAAATTGCAGCCAAGACAGCCCGATATAGAAAAGTATAATGATAAGCACTTTATTTGGACCTATAGTATCTTTAGCAGGTACTTTTTTAGAAGGCTATGTAGAAAAAAGTAAAGCTAAAGTAGAAGCTGAAGTAGCTCAAAAAAAAGCTGAAGCTATTGTGTACGAAAAGAAAGCTACAGGTGAAATAGCCTGGGACTTAGAAATGGCTAAGACTTCAGGTGATAGCTGGAAAGACGAATGGCTTACCCTTTTGTTTAGTATTCCTCTTATACTTGCTTTTATTCCTGGCTGTGAAGAAGTTGTATCAAGTGGTTTTCAACAATTGGAAATGATGCCAGAATGGTATAGATATAGCTTAGGCGTAATTGTAGCAGCCTCGTTTGGTATACGTGGCGCACAAAAGTTTTTTAAGAAATAAAGGAGTATCCTGTGTTGCAAGATATTAAAGATGCATGGAAAGAATACACAAATAAAGGAAAAGTATTTAAATACGGTACAGCAGGTTTAGCTGTTTTTATTACGCTTTCGTTTATTATTTGTGTGGCAACTAAGTAATGGCTATTACCTATAGAGGCGAATCTTTTGCGGGTTATAACAAACCTAAACGTACTCCTGGTCACAAAACTAAAAGCCATGCTGTACTAGCTAAAGATGGAGACACTATTAAATTAGTACGATTTGGTCAGCAAGGCGTACAAGGTGCTGGAAAAAACCCGACATCATCTAAAGATAAAGCTCGTAAACGTAGTTACTATGCACGGCATAACGCACAGGATTCTAATCCTGATAAACTATCGGCACGTTATTGGTCACATAAAGTAAAGTGGTAAAAGATATGCGCGATAAATTAATAGAGTTACTAACAAAACATGAGGGATGTATTCTTCATGTATACAAAGATAGTTTAGGTATTGATACTATTGGAGTTGGCAGGAACATAAAAGATCGTGGGATATCTATTGACGAACTTCAATTTTTAGGTTATACTTATCTTTCCCAAGTCTACGAAGAAGGAATTTCTGAGAGTGGAGCTAGGTATTTATTGGGGAACGATATCGATATCGTTGAAAGAGAATTATATTCTGCTCATTCTTGCGTTTCCAATTTAAGTGAAACACGGCAAATTGTTTTATTAAATATGGCATTTAATTTAGGCGTCCCTAGATTGTGTAAATTTTATCGTATGTGGGCAGAAATTCATGAAAAAGATTTTGATGCTGCCGCAGATGAAATGTTAAATAGTGTGTGGGCATCGCAAGTTAAAAGCAGAGCGTATGAACTCGCAAACATGATGAGAGAAGGATAATGGCAAGAGTACTAACCGAAAACCAAGAAAAATTCTTAAGTGTTCTTTTTGAAGAGGCAAACGGAGATCCTTTTGTCGCTAAAAAACTGGCGGGTTATTCGGATACTACATCTACTTCCGTTATCACTAATGCTTTAAAAGAAGAAATTTTAGAAGCAACGCATAAGTATATGGCACGGCTTGCCCCTAAAGCAGCAGTTGCATTTGGTTCTGCCCTTGTTGATCCGACTGAACTAGGAATTCGTGATAAATTATCTGCTGCTCGTGAGGTACTAGATCGTATTGGTATTGTTAAAACTGAAAAAATGCAAGTACAAGCATCCGGGGGTGTTATTTTACTGCCTCCTAAAGACCCTGTTATAGAAGATGACGACTAATAAAAGTTTAGGTAAATGGAAATTACCACAACCAACTGATGTGAAAGAAGAAGATGAGTGGGTTCCTGTACCACGTATTGCTAGAACAATTCCATTTGGGTATACCATTGAAGAAAATGAACCGGACATTTTACTACCGGTTAAAATTGAGTTGGATCTGCTTGAAAAAGCTAAAGTCTATCTTAAACAGTACTCGCTCCGAGAAGTTGCCGCATGGCTTTCCAAAAATTCGGGGCGTTACATATCACATTTAGGACTACAAAAACGCATTAAGCATGAAAAACAACGTAAAAACACAGCTAGAAGCCTTCGCAAGTGGGCAACTTATGCCGAAACGGCGCTCGCCACGGCGGAAAAGCTTGAAACGCAAAGAGTCGGAGCTAAACAAACAAGTACAAACACAGAATTATGAAGCAACTGTAGAAGAATTAAAGCATCAACACAATGTAATTTTTTCACCCAATCCTGGACCCCAAGAACAATTTCTTGCTGCGTCTGAACGCGAAGTTTTATATGGCGGAAGTGCTGGTGGTGGTAAAAGTTATGCGATGCTAGCTGATCCATTAAACTTTATGCAGCATCCTTCCTTTAGTGGTTTGTTGTTGCGACATACAACTGAAGAACTTAGAGAGTTAATTTTTAAATCTCAAGAGTTGTACCCAAAAGTAGTACCGGGTATTAAGTGGTCTGAAAGAAAAATGCAGTGGACCGCTCCTTCTGGCGCAAGACTATGGATGTCTTATTTGGATAGAGACGAAGATGTCTTGCGTTATCAGGGTCTAGCGTTTAGCTGGATAGGTTTTGATGAACTTACGCAGTGGGCGACTCCATACGCCTGGAATTACATGCGAAGTCGTCTTCGATCCACTGCCCTTGATTTGCCTGTGTACATGCGGGCAACAACTAACCCCGGTGGCCCCGGCCATTCTTGGGTTAAAAAAATGTTTATCGATCCTTCTCCTTATAATGTTGCATTTAAAGCAACAGATATTGAAACGGGAGAGGTACTTAAATATCCGGCTGGACACGCTAAAGAAGGAAAAGCACTATTTAAACGACGGTTTATACCCGCTAGATTAAAAGATAATCCTTATCTATCTGAAACCGGTGACTACGAAGCAATGCTTCTGTCTTTGCCGGAACAGCAAAGAAAACAGCTATTAGATGGCGATTGGGATATTAAAGAAGGCGCGGCTTTTACAGAGTTTAATAGATTTATACATGTAATTGAGCCTTTTACTATTCCAAATAACTGGGTTAAATTTAGAGCTTGCGACTACGGGTACGGATCATATAGTGGTGTTTTATGGTTTGCTGTAAGTCCAGATGAACAATTAATTGTTTACCGCGAACTTTATGTTTCTAAAGTATTAGCTACCGATCTAGCAGATAAAATTTTAGACTTAGAGAAGGAAGATGGAAACATTAAGTACGGGGTACTAGACAGTTCTCTGTGGCATAAACGTGGTGATACAGGCCCTTCGCTTGCAGAACAAATGATATCACGCGGATGTCGTTGGCGTCAGTCTGATAGGAGTAAAGGAAGTCGTGTTGCCGGTAAAAACGAGATTCATCGTCGTTTACAAGTAGACGAATTTACTGAGAAGCCTCGAATTGTATTTTTTAA